GCTCATCGCAGCCGTAAATGGAGCATGTGCACGCGCGGTATCGCGTGGATTCATTGCACCAGGAACCTGGACGGGCCAAACCATTCTCAACCTCAGCGCAGGCACCGCGCTGCCGAAAGGCTACTTGTGCCAGGCCGACACGTACACCAATCAGAGCGCTGGTGATCGTGCGGCCCGCAAGGCGATGCCGATTTATGCGGCGCTCTGCCTTGCAGGATCCACGCACAGCATCACCATCGGCGTGAACGTGCAGCCCTAGTTTGAATTCACCGAAAGGCACTTAGAACGATGACAACTTACAGTTTCAAAGATTTAACGGGTGCGTTTGTGCATCCGATTGTTGGTACTTACATTCTCGGCGGCGGCAATGTTGGTCTAGGCCAAATCACCATTACGATGGCGCAAGACCGCACCGCGCAAGATGTGGCCGCAGACGGCAGCGTGATGGTTTCCTACATCCCGGGCGATAACGGCGGCTGCTCGATCGAAGTGCAGCAGACCTCTGATCTGCACTCGTTTCTGCTCGATTGGTTCAACGCCTGCAAGACGGCGGCAGACGGTGGAGACATCACCAACTGGGCCAGTGCGCAGCTCACTTTCCGCAGCATCTTGGATGGAAGCTCTCACGAGCTCTCGGGCGTGTCACCGGGCAAGATGCCGGATAAGGTCTACCAGCAGCAAGGCTCAAAGATCACCTGGACGCTGCCCGCAGCCAACGTCATTAACGAATAAGCGATGGACGCCACAAAGCAAGTCACTATCGGCGGCACTGAGTATCAGATTGGCCGCTTTACGGCGCGCGAGGGGAGCTGGGTGTTAGCCCAGCTCGCCACCAAGATGTTACCGGGCATGATCGAGCAGGAAATCGGCGTGCAGGGCCTCGCCGCTACTCGGCCCTCGATCAGTGAGGACGAATTTAACAGCTTGCAGGCGCTGGCGCTCTCGGTGTGCCGCAAGATGCAAAACGGTGCACCAGTGCCGATCTTTGTGCGGCCCGATAAGTGGGCGGTGAAAGAGCTTGAATACGATTTTGCAACCGTGGCCGCACTCACCGTGCATGCGATGAGTTTCAACATCGCAAGTTTTTTCGTAGACGGCGGGTTACAGCAAATACTCAGCAGCTTTTCGCTGGGCCGCAGCCTGAGCTAGTTTCCTGCCCTACTCTCGACCATTACGCTTTTCGTCCCGTCATCGCAGGCCTGTGGCAGCACAGAGAAGTTTTTGACGGAACCTACACCTTTGAGGATTTGCTGGATGCGCACGAGATTCTCGACATGCAGACAGAGAACAAATCCCGAGTAGCGGTTTTCCGCGCACGGCAGAAAGAACAGCAGACCTATGGACGTTGAAGTTCTAAAAAGCTATCTGGTCGATCTCGGTTTTGAGGTCAATCAGTCACAACTGCGCAAATTCGATGCCGCACTGAAAGAGGCGGCCACCTCGGTGGCCTCTCACACCTCGGGCATGCTGGGCGGCGTGCTGAAGTGGCAGACGGCCATTGTGAGCGGTTTCGCCAGCGTAGCAACGGGCGTTGTGGCGATGGCTGATCACGTCGCGATGGCCGATCAGAAATACCGGCTGCTCGGCCTGCAGATGCACGTGAGCACCGAGGCCGCGCGCAAACTCTCGATCGGCATGGATGCGCTCGGCGCATCCATGGATGAGATCACGTGGGATCCCGAGCTAAACAGGAATTTCCTGCAGCTTGCCGAGGATCAAGATGTGATGCTCGAAAAGCTGGGCGCAGGCTATCAGGACAATCTACGCGACTTGCGCGATATCCGGCTGGAATTTAAGCGCCTGCAAGTGGCGCTCACCGAGTATCTGCCGCTCTTTCTGATCAAAGAAGTATTCAGCCAATTCGGCCTCTCCATTGCCGATGTCCACGAAAAGCTAGAGGGGTTTGTAACCACTGTCCGAGATCACATGCCCGAGATTGCCAGCGGGGTGGGATCGGTATTAGTGCCTGTGCTGCAAGACGCATGGGACGTGCTCAAGGGCCTCGGGCATGCACTCGCAGCGGTGGCCGTTGCATTCACCAATCTGGTGGGTGCACTCACTGGGGATAAAACCATTGAAGGCGCTGCTTTCGATTTCGGAAAGTTTGGCAGCGCAGTGCTGCACGTGGCGGATTTACTGGCCGATGTGGCTAACCTCATCGACAGCATCATCGAGCGCACAGCCCACCTCGCCAGCGGCATTAGCGCCATTTTCAGCGGTAAATGGAAAGTTGCAAACGATGAGGGCAATGCGATTTTCGCACCCCTGCCTGAGCTTGAGGAAAGGCGGCGCAAACGCAGACAGCAGCAGCAGAGCGGCGGCGGCCAGTCTCCTACCAGCCCGGCTGCCACGGGCCCAATTGCCGATCAGGTGCGCGATGCCGCAACGCATGCGGGCATCGATCCCAATTTAGCGCTGGCAGTCGGCATGCAAGAGAGCGGCCTGCGGCAATACGATACGAGCGGCAATATCGTCTCACCGGGCACCACCAGCGCCAAAGGAATTTTCCAGCTCACGGATGCGGCGGCGAAAGATCAGCACGTTGACGCCCGGGATACGGCACAGAACATACAGGGCGGCGTGAACATGCTGCGAAGCCTGCTGCAGAAATATCACGGCAGTCAAGAGCAGGCGCTGGCCGCCTATTACTGGGGCCCGGGTAATGTCGATAACGCGATGCGCACAGGCGCAGGTCTGCCGCCCGAGGTACTTGCTTACGTGCACGGCGTGATGAGCAAAGAGCAGGGCATCACGGTGGGTGATGTGCAAATCAACATCACGCAGCCCGGCGCAACTGCCGCGGAAATTCACGATGCAACTCAAACGGCCATGACTGCGGCCCTGCGCAGGCAGGCCATGCAGCAGCAGCGCACGATTGCACAGGCACAGGTGGGTTAAACAAAATGGGTTTCGATGTACTTTCTCAGCTCACAGTAGCGGTGGGGCCCGCTCTCGCCCTCGCCGAGCTGGCCGCATTAGGGGCGCTTGCTACACCCGGGCCGTGGAAGCCACCGCAATGGGGCAGCGGCCCGGCGCTCACTTCGATTACCGTGCCTGCCACCTCTGGGCCCGGCACCACCAATGCGGGCACGCCCATCTTAGGCAATCCGCTGCCGAGTGCGCCTGCGTACCAGGGAGCGCCGCAGCAGGTGTACGTTTTCGATGCCGTGCTCAAACTTGAGCACGAGCGAGAACTGCGCCGCACTGAGCACCCGATCCAATCGAGTGCCTCTGCGCCCGTGCTTTCCATCACTGATCATGCGTTTCGGTTGCCGGCGCGCGTGACTCTCGAAATCGGCATGTCCGATGCGATGGACTCTTACAGCGATTGGACGAGCGCCGCCACTAAGAGCGTGAGTGCGTTTGCAACGCTTTCGGCGCTGCAGGATGCCCGCACCCTCGTGATCCTCACCACCCGGCTGGCCACTTACAAAAACATGCTCATCGAGTCTATACGGCCCACCGATGATGTAAAGACTCGATGGGGCCTGCGGGCCACCGTGACGCTGGGCGAGGTGTTTCTGGCCGATGCGACTGCCGTCTCTGCGAATCTCATCACCAGCCCAGACGATATGCAGCAGCCGCTTTCAGCGCAGCCGCAAACGACAGATAGCACGCAGCTCGGCAGCGTGCAGGGCAGCACCCCGTCTGATGTGATCGAGTCACAGCACAAGATGTATTCTGGCCTGCCTCTCACGCAGACGTTGCGCGCCGCCTCGCAGAGCGTGCCCGGCGCAGGCTATTTCAGCTCGGTGAACGTTAACAAAGTGGTGGCGAGTTTCTAATGGATCAACTCATTCCCGTTTCGAATTTGCCCAACCAGGCGCTCACGGTTGCGCTCTCAATTGACTCGACTGTGAAGACGCTGCAGCTTACTTTCATCTGGAATAAGGCCGCAGGCTACTGGGTGATGAGCGTGGCGGATGCGCTCGGTAATCCTCTGCTCTCATCCATTCCTCTGGTGTGCGGCTACTATCCCGCAGCCAATGTGCTGCAGCAGTATGCGTACCTCGGCATCGGATCCGCTTACGTGCTCAACTCTTCGGGCACCAATCAGGACATACCAGACAGCACCACCCTCGGCAGTGATTTCCTTTTGCTGTGGAGCGATACACCCGTAATCGGGGCCGCTCTGCCTGCGGCGGCGTGATTCTATGAGTACCAGTTATTTCGGGCGGCGTTTCAAAGTAGTGGTGACACCGCAGGCCACAGGTGAAGATTGGACGGTTGCCGATTCGAGTTGGGGCAATGAAGCGCTGCGGATCCGCTTTGAAATCGAGCAGCAGACAAATCAGGCATGGCCCTCGGCGGCGGTGGAAATTTATAACCTCGATCCTGATCGAGCACAGGTAATCACGCAGAATGATGCCGTTTCAGTTATCGCTGGGTATGAGTCACCCGCCAGCGATACGCCCATCTTTACCGGGCAGATCTATCAGGCGCTCTGGGAACGCTCAGGCGAGTTTGACACGAAACTCACCCTGCACTGCCTTTTCGGCATGCTGCAGGATATGAACAGCAAAGTAAGTGTATCGCTCACCACAAGCGGCGCAGCGCCGCTCACGCAGGCCGAGGCGGTGCGGCAAGTGGCCGCCGCCGCAGGCATCGAAGTGGCAGCGCTGGCACCCGTGCTCTCTACCCAGACGTATGCGCGCGGGCGAGTGATCACAGGCAATGCGCGCAAATTTTTCGATGATATTGCGATCTCGAATCATCTGAGCGGCTGCTGGATTGGGCCCGATGGCCTGCACATTGTGAATCTGGCACCGCAGACCACCACGCCCGATGTGGTCTACGCACCGCCGTACTCGCCAGTGGCGGCCGGCGCAAGCGTGAAATACATCCTGGTAGGCACGCCCGCGCAAACGCAGCTAGGCGTCAACTTTCGCACGCTGCTCGATAACTCAGCCCGGCTGGGCGGCACTGTGCAGCTCTCAGGCGTCACCACCAAACGGCTGGCGGCGGTGCCGTTGAAGTTCCAGCGGCCCTTTGCTCAGGATGCCGTGTACGTGGTGGCAGGCATGCGGCACATCGGCGACAGCCGAGGCAATGAATGGAATACCGAAATTGAGGCCGTTTTCACGAATTGGGATCAGATAAGGCTGCAGTTTTTCACCCACTAGGTAAGCGATGAGCACTCAAACCAATTCGGGCCCATCGCTGGCCGCGCGGCTGAATGCGCCGCTCTCGCAGTTTGCCGAGGCCCTGCGCACGTTTGCCCGAGCGCTGCGGGTGGCCATGCCGGGCACGATAGTGAGTTTTGACGCATCGAAGCAAACGGCCACCATTCAGCCCGCCATCACCGAGGTGGATTTCCTGCCCGGCACTAACGGCCAGATGGGGCCGAGGCCGCTGCCGCGATTGGTAGACGTGCCCGTGATGTTTCCGAGGGCAGGCGCTTTTGCGCTCACCATGCCCGTGCAGGCGGGCGATGAGTGTCTCGTGATCTTTGGGGATCAGTGCATGGATGCGTGGTTTCAATCCGGCGCCGCTGGCGCACCTGTGAACGAATTCGAAACTCGCAGGCACTCGCTTGCCGATGGGTTTGCCCTGGTGGGCCTCTGGAATCAAACGCGCCACCTCTCGGCATGGTCTACCAGCTCGGCGCAGCTTCGCTCGGTGGACGGCACCGTTACGGTGGACGTTTCCAGCTCGGCCATCACACTCACCGCACCCACGGTTACGGTGAGCGGCAGCACCACGGTGCACATCACCGGGGCGGGCCAAACGACCATCGAGGGCAAAAATTTCCTTGAGCATACGCACTCGGGCGTGGCCTCGGGCGGCAGCGCCAGCGGGCCCGTGGTTTAAGGGCGGGCCCGTGGTTTAAGGGGAATTACGACGATTACGACAGCCATCGCGACACACGTCGCAATTGTCGTTTTTCGCATGTGCGCACAACCACAGAGACGAGGGCACTTTCAAAAATTATGGCCGCAACCATTACTTACAGGCGTTTAGACGCGAACTGGGATCCCATGTGTGGGGCGGGGCAAAACAATTTTGTCACCGATATAGATGCGGTGGCGCAGGCCATCGCGACACGCATTAAGCTGCTTTCGGGCGAGTGGTGGGCCAATCTCAATGCGGGCATGCCGCTGCTGCAGCAGATGCTCGGTGCGCCCGGCAGCAGTAAGCACCTCGATACCGTTGCGCTGCTGATTAAGCAGCGGATCGAGGGCACGCCTTTTGTGCTGGGCGTTTCCTCGATCGCAACTGCGTGGGACTCGACCAGCCGGGCGTTTTCGTTCTCGTGCAATGTCTCCACCCAATTCGGCACTCTCTCAGTGTCCACAGGTAACTCATGAGCTATACCGCACCCACCATCGGGCCGCAGGGCCTCACCATTCCCAGCTATTCGGATATTCAAGCCGATCTGCTGGCGCAGTATCAAAGCATTTACGGGGCCTCAGCCTACCTCGGCGTTGATAGCGCAGATTACCAATGGATCAGCATCGTATCGCTGCGGATCAGCGATACGATGCAGGCGCTGCAGGGCGTGTACAATGCCCGCGCACCGCTCACTGCCATCGGCTCAGATCTCGATGGAATCGTGAAGTTAAACGGCATCGCGCGCAAGGCGGCCAGCTCATCGACTGCGGTGCTTACTTTATCGGGCACAGCCGGGGCCGTCATCACTAACGGCATCGTGAGAGACAGCAGCGGGTTTCTGTGGACGCTGCCAGCCTCTTGCACCATCGGCGGCGGCGGCAGCTCGAATTTCACGGCGATCTGTCAAACCACAGGAGCGATCAACGCAGCCATCGGGGCCATCTCGATCATTGCCACGCCGCAGGCCGGGTGGACGAGCGTAACGAACGCTGCAATTGCTGCGCCAGGCCAGCCCGTTGAAAGCGATTCTCAGTTGCGTGCGCGGCAATCTCTCTCGGTGGCGCTGCCCTCGATCACGATGCTGGCAGGCACCATCGCAGCGATTGCAGCGGTGCCCAATGTGACGCGATACAACGTGCTCGAAAACCCAACGGGCAGCACGGACTCATACGGCAACCCGGCGCACTCGATCACCGCTGTGGTAGAAGGGGGCGCGGATGCCGATGTCGCACAGGCCATCTATAACAACCGGGGCATCGGGTGCTTAACGAACGGCACGACCACCATCACAGTTACCGATGCGTTCAGCGGCAGCACCATGCCGATCTCATTTGATCGGCCCACGAATGTGCCCATCTATGTGAGTTTGAATGTGCACGCCCTCACGGGTTTCACCAGCAGCACCACAGCGGCCATTCAAACGGCCATCGTCAACTATCTGAACTCGCTGCAGATTGGTGAGCTGGTGGTGCTCTCTGAGCTTTACGGCGCGGCGCTTACGGTGCGGCCTAACCCTGATCTGCCGATGTTCTCCATTCGCGCGTTAACGCTCGGCACAACGGCCACACCAACGGGTACATCTGATCTCACTCTCAGCTTTTACCAAGTGGCTGAAGGAATCGCAAACAACGTAGTGATCACTTCCGTATAAGGACTCGAACCAATGAGCAGCAACTTTTTACAGTGGAATCCGAACTCTGCTAACCAGGAATCGGACGCCCAGTACACGCTAGACACGATGCGCACGGGCGGCGCTGGGGATCCCGCCATTTTTCCCAGCAACACTGCGAACAAACTTTTCTATCAGCTTTCCACTTTTACGGCGGCCTTTGCGCAGGCCTTGAGCAATAAAGGCTACACGATCACAGATACAAGTTTGAATAACTTAGCGGCGCAGCGTGCCAATGTGATCACCGCAGTGGACCTCGTTCCGTATCTCAGCAAAGCGCTGGCGGCAGCCACTTATGCGCCGCTGGTGAGCGCTGCATTGCAGGGTGCGCCCACCGCACCCACGCCCGCAACTGCAGACAGCACCACGAAACTGGCCACCACGGCATACGTGCAAAACCAAGGGTATGCGCCAGAGAGCTGGGTTACTGCTTTCTTTGCGCAGCTCTCACAGTTTGTGCTCGGCACGGCTGGGAATGGCACGCAAGCGTATTACAAATTGCCGGGCGGCTTTACTATCCAGTTTGGTGCGCAGGGCGTTGGCACGGCCACCACGATCACCTTTCCGCAGCCATTTGCAAGCGGGTTTTTTCAATTCTTCATGTTGAATATCGGCCCGGGTGGCGGGGCCATGGATGCCCGCATTTTGGGAGCGGTGAACGTGAACAGCCAAAGCGTGCACGCATGGTGCTACGACACGAGCGGCAACCCATCGAGCACTAACGTTTCATGGGTGGCCATCGGTTTCTGAGATACTGACAGCCGAGCAGATTACACCCAAGATCTGTTTTTAACCTACAGGCAATGTTCAAGGCGCAGCTACGGCTGCGCCTTTTTTTTTGCTCTCACAGCGGCCCAGCGTGCCGTTGCGGCATCCGAGGCCGCTTGCTTTTTTTCCGCAGGGGTTTTGTTTTTCCATCGCTCTGAGTTGAGGTCTACAGCAGCCTGCCTGCGTTGCTCTTTGGTTGTGCCTTTCCATCGCTGCTTACCGAGCGCAACGGCGGCGGCATTTTTCGCTTTTGCCACGGCACAAGTGTAGCAGCTCATCAGAGCGCTCGGACGTATCCCCTACCAGTTTGTGAGAGGTACAGGACTGCTAGACCACTCAAATGAGTGGTGGTCTATATACACTCCGAGCGCTCGGACGCATAATTAAATCATGCAACACGGACACGGACCAAACGCTTACTGGTCATGCGATGCCTGCCAGATAGAGGGCAGCTTTGATCTCTCCGAGGGCCACTGCGCTCTTTGCCCGAAAGGCAATGAGATTTGCATCGGCTGCTCACATACCTGCTCGGTGTGTGATCGAGAGATCTGCAAGCATCACATCGTTGTCACACCGCTGGCAAACCACATGGGCGTTTACATCTGTACCGAGTGCGACGAAAAGAACCAAGCGAAAGAGGCCGCATAATGAGCAATTCCGCAGACCACAAAGACCTGCAAGCAGCCGGGTGGACTAAGGCAGTCTACACGTCAAGACGTGAGGGTTTCATCAAACGGGCCTATTGGACGGATCCAACGGGCCAGCACAAAGTGCCGCTCACCACGGGCGCTGCGCTGCGTGTGCAGGATAAGCGCGAGGCCGCAGCAAAGACGGCGCAGGCCGAGAGGGCCAGCTTTGTGCACGCCACTTTCGAAACACGGCACTTTAACTTTGAGGCCTATGGCACCACGCGAGAGCAGTGCATCGAGCTCTTACACGCCGCATGGCAGCGGCACTGCAATCGACACGCCGAGGCAGATAAGAAGTTTTTCAAAGAGTATCTGTGTGACGTGAATTTCGTAGATGTGCGCATCGGCGCGGTGTACATGGACGGTGAGCAGATCGAGGTGGGCAAGTGATGCGACTGAGAATTGACGGAAAAGACATTCGAGATCTGAGCATTGATCAGATCGGCGCTGCGCTTCAGCAGATTGCATCTGAGTTGAGCATCCGTGGAAACGACATGAGCAACGGTGTATCCACCTGCAGAAAACTGCTCTGGGCGTTTGACGAGGTAGAGGAATCCGCGCGAGTGCTGCGCAAAATCGAGGTGGGCCAATGATGACGTTAGACGAGTTTCGCGCCACGCAGCGGCCTGCCACTGCCGAGGATTACTGCACTTACGCAGAGTGCATGGGCGAGGTGCCCGAGGGTTTTAAGGCGTGGGTGTACCTCGATGGCCTCATCATCGAGGATGCCACCCGCTTCTCAACGCACAACTTTTATGTGCTCATTGAGCGCTCGGAATATCTCAGCAACGATCTGGCCGAGCTTG